TTCGGCTTTAGGTGCGTCTTTTTTAGGTGCATCTTTCTTAGCAGGATCTGCTGCAAAGGCTGATGTTGCAAAAACTGCGGTTGCGATAAGTGCAATTGCTTTCATTTACTTCTCCTTATAAAAAAAAATTATTCTTCATCTGCCAACTTTGCAAAGTATGCCATGTCATCATCATCTTCCGAGATTTCAGGCATCTTTGGTTCAGTTTTTGCTTTTTCCTTGATTTGTTCTACAGTTGTTTTTGGTGCAGGTGTCTCACCGTTCAAACCAAGAACCTTATCTAGGCGTTTCTTCAATTCATCATACGATTTAAATTCTTTGTCAGAAAGTAAATCTTGTAATGAATGTTCAGATTTCCAAATCTTCTCAAGTGCTTCATCATCATCTAATAATGCAGATGCAGATTCAAATTCAGATTTGTCATAATTTTGGTAACCATCAACTTTACGAATCTTCAGTTTGAAGTTTGCACCTTTCCACAAATCAAAAGGATTAACTGCTTCCTCATCTTCGAATTGTGGGTTCATTGCTTCGGTAATTTTATCAAAGATTTTCTTACCGAATTTGAACAACTTTACCTGTCCATCATTTTCAGGATGTTTTGGATCAGATACAATATAAACGTTTGCAATATAATTTAACTTACGCTTTTGTTTACGAACAACATCTTTATTTGCTTCGATGCCAGAATTCCACAATGCTGAATTGTGTTCACAAACAGGACATTGTTGGTTTTTGGTTGTTAAACAGTTATCGATTAACCAACCACCAGGACCTTGGAATCCATGTGAGAATACTTTAATCCAAGGCAACGAATCATCACCATCAGCTGAAGGTGCAGGTAGAAAACGGATAGTGGCCATGCCATTACCTGCTTTGTCTACTTCTGGTTTCCAAAAATTATCGGATTTATCTGCGCCATCAGATGTATTGATTGCTTCGATTGCTTTGGCGAGTTTATCTAGATTGCCAGATTGGCGTTTGAGATTTGCGAAACTACTCATGGTATTTCCTTTCGTATAAACGGAGTATTAACGGTGTATAAACGACTTATCCACAAACAACTCATAATGTGGAGTATATATCCAATCACAAGTACATATTGAGAATGGATATGGTAGAAGGCCAATCAGTATGTAATATACCAATGCCTCCTGCTTCGTCCCATTGTTGAATTACACTTTGTGTATCATCAATAATGATTGAAGTTGGTGTAGCATATTTCCATTTGTGTTTCTTGCCTGGTACAAATAATGGATTAAATGTAATTCCATGTGTTTGTAACCAAATCATTTTCTGTTTGGAAATAGCATCATAATTTTTTTCACTTGCTGTTGAAGAAAGAATCTGTGTTGGAGCTGGAAACTTTCTAAGATAATCTACACCTTGCATCGCACCAGGCATAACATCTAATGTTGAAAATTGACCGCTCTCAATAAATTGTTCAAAGTAAGTATCAAATTTTTTATTTTTTTCTGCTTCTCTTGGATTAATTCCAAACAAAGAAACATATCTTTTATTGAAGTCGGCAATTACGCCATCCATATCCAAATAAATGTGTGTTATCTTAAGCATATTCTTTTAACAATTCTTTAGTTTGTATCATAAATGTATCATTATCATAGTTTACAAAAGGTTTATACTTCATTATCCTTCTTTTGATGTTAGGCCAAATGATATCATCAGATATTTTTTTCGACCACAATTCAATAAAATGAAATTGATTTTCCAATATCATTAATGTTTCAATTGATATTTTATTACGCATCATTTCTTGCAGCAATACTGGATAATTTCCATTTTCTACGATAAAGATTTTGTCTCTATCAAAATTTTCCAACAAATACATCATATCATTTTTAAATGTATATGTCAATGCCTGATTTCTTTTTTGCCACTTTATGTAGTTTTCTTCACCTTCTGGTCCCAAAAGATCACCAACCCAAGTAATGTCTTTTACCAGAAAATTGGCAACCAAGAAGTTCTTCAGTTCATCTAAACTATATTTTCTAGAAAGTTTATAGAATGAATATTTGTCTTTTCTGGTTGAGAAGGTTTGTTTTGATAGATTAGTTTTGCCATGGTATTTCACATAATCATAACTATCACTTGTAAAATGTAATTTCAAGGCATGAAACATGGCATATGTTACAAAGCCAGTATTATCAATCATATAGGCAATTTAGATGTTTTCTTCAATAGATTTAATTCTTGTGCTTCTTCTCTTATCTTTGCTTTGAGTGCTGATGAAATTAGTGTTGCTGCCATTTCAACTTCAAGTCCAGTTTCATTACAATGATGGCAGATGGCATCCATGTAACCGATGCCTTCTGCTTTTGTTATGTTCTCTATCAATATACTAAAATCTTTAATCTCACTCTGCGTAGCCATCAAATGTCCCTATAAAATATATGATTACCAATTCTACTCACAACATATTTTTTATTCCAACCAGGATTAACATAGTTGGCATGATAATATAATGCTCTTGTCTTTGCAATAGTATCATGTAATACTGTTTCTGTCAACGCTCTGCGAGCAATCAATACCGATTCTTCCCATGCATAAACATCACTAACTTTTAAACCTTTTATACAAGTCCATGAAAATTGGCAAGTTGTTTTTTGATTGTATTTTGTTTTTTGGTAAACAACATCACAGACATCTTTTGGAAAATCTGGATCATTTACACGATTCATTGTAACTTGAGCCACGGCCAATTTACCCTCATACTTTTCTTTTGCAGATTCGTGGTAAATATTTTTGGCCATGCACATAACCTGTTTGTTAAAATCACCAACCACCTGTGTCTGTACAGCTTTGTTAACAACTGTCGTAGAAAATGTTGGCAATGAAAGTACGGCTATTAATAAGCCTAACAATATAAAAATTGGTTGTAATTTTTTAATTGAGTACATCTTATCTCCTTGTTGGGGGATAGCCGAAACTATCCCCGATACAATTACGAATTAGATTTTTTTATCTTTGTTTCAGTTTGTTGTGGAATTTGAGAAACAAAACCATTAAGCGTTTGAGCTTTTGATATGATATCTGTTTCACTTGGATAGGGTGGAAACCCTGGATGTGCGGGAATTTCTCCGCCATTGATTTTAGCAATATCTACTTTCGTAGACCATTCATTGCTAATTCTCTCACGGTGTGCATAATAATCTTGTTCTAACATCTCTTTCGCCATCTTTAATAAATCTAGGCGTATTTCGAACGGTGTCATATTCGACATAATAATCTCCTTGTGTTGTGTGTGTAAAAATACCAGTTAGTGTGTGTACTGGTCTATTATTTATAATACTTTAAAATTTTTCTATCAATTCTATCTTATCAGTAACATCTCCATCGATCATCATGTCAAAAGGATGTTTCTTGCCAAAGTGTTCGTTTGTACTCCAATATCTTTCTTCCTTGTTATATTTCAACCAAGGACAAAGACCTATAACCATGTTTGATCGATCAATATCATTTTCTTTATAGCAAAAAACTCTATGTGGAAAATAAGTTTGCCAAGTATATGCTCTACCTTCTTCTAGAATATAAGCACTTTGGCCTCTAAATTGAAATCCAAAATATTTGTTGGCTCTTACTGGTATGTTTAGTCGCAACAATTCAAATACTTCTGAATCAACATGATATCTATTGTTTGTAGATACTCTGAATCCTTTTACTATACCCAATCTACTTCTTGAAATTGTTACCTTTTTGCACAAATCAGTTAAGAATTCACCCATATAACCTATCTTAGCTGCAGGTGTCAATTCTGTAAAAGACATTCCATCTAAGTAACTATTTTTAATTTCTGTATGGTTATTTGAAGATCCTGCAAAAAAATCATTTGGTGAATTGTATTCTGTGCCCAATGTGTGTTGATGAATGTCTTGATTTTTATATTGTAAATTAGGATTGTAGGTTAACGAATAACCTCCATATGCATCTTCATCACCTTCAGAAGATTTCCATCCAAAAAATCCATACTTTTCAATAGCATCATCAACAGATTTTTTTAATCCTTCAACATCACCGTTAAATTTAAATACAAAATTTAAAGTTCTAGAATTTTGTGAAGAAGATATTACATCTTGCCTTGCCTCATACCAAGGTAATTGGCTTTTAATCCAATCTCCTACAGCTAATTTTTCGGGGCAATCATCAACATAAAATTTTGTGTTCGTTGAATACATTTTAAAATATAATTAATTAGTAGAAGTGGTGATTGATTCTGTTGCCAAGTTCAATCACCGAAAACTCCGGTCAGCGATTAAGCTGCCAGTGCGAACTTTTCATCGTTTGCGTTTGTTTTACTTGATTATTACGCCTTGTCATGGCGATTCTCCAATTGTCTATTAGTTACGCTGTCGAATCTATTTCAGGCCCATCAGAAGCATACTCAGGTTTTAACCTTTGCTACCAGAATACTCGGTTCGGAGTATGCTTATGGTGGACCTGACCGGTACCGCCCCGGTGTCCAACGCATCGTTCAACAACCTTCAACGAATTCTTTACTTCTTTGCCTTATACGGTTCCATTTTTGTGCCGGCCGCAATAACGCAATAATTATTCTCATCTACTTTTTCAACCATAGTCCAACTTCTGCTCTGTGGATTCAAAAATAAAAAAGTAGGATTATATTTCTTCTTATCACCATCAACTCTGTGACCAGTAGAGGTAAGAAAAGGCAATTCACCATATTCTTTTACTGTTCCACTTATTGTCTTTAAGTCAACGCACAATGCCTCAAACAAAACAATTTCACTATCACTAGCCATAGCCAACGCAGGAATAAACAACAAAGTTGACAGTAATTTGGCGAACATCCTTTATTTATTCAGGTTGTCTTGCAAAATTTTTGTCAATTTACTATACAGGCCACTCACAACGCCATATTCATCTATTTTAAAAGTGCCTCTCGAAGCAGCGGCATCTAATAATGCTATTATAAGT